GCAAAAGAATCTGTGTCAATGCTACCTGACAACATCCCCATAAGTTGTGGCATGTATAAAGCTAGACCAGCTTCAATTGATGGTGATGATAACTGTTGTTGGGTTTGTGTGCCTTGTTGCTGTTGTGGTTGTTTACTAGATCCCATTATACTTTAGACTCCAAACTGTGCATTAAATCATACATTGCTTGTGCGCCTTTGTTTACGCTACCTCCACCTGCTGCTTTAACTGCATCAGAAGTCATTACAAATTCATTCTTTGCTAGCATTGCTGGCACATCATCATGTTTTTCTTGTGCACCCATAGGTATAAAACCGCCACCGCGACCATCTATTTGCATACCTTGTGGAATATTATTTGTTTGTGGAACGCTGCCACCGTACGCAAATGAATCCATTTCTTCAGCACCATAAATTTCTGTTAAGTCATCAAAACCTGGATAGTTTGATGCATCAAAACCTAGCATATCATATACTTTTTTTCTAAGTTTGTTTGGTCGTCTTGGAAAAGAATAACCGTCATCATCAATTTCAGCGCCACGAATTAAATTACCAATTGCTTCCATAGCCATACTACCAATACCCATTTCTCTAGGGTCTCTTGGAACTTGGTTTCCATCTGCATCCATTTCAGGATCTACAAATAGACCGTTGTTTGCGTGTATACGACCACCATCAGCAGCATATCTAGTCAGTCCAGAATAATTTAATCCTGGGTACATCATTCTTCTTTTTCTTTCAGGTGCTTTATCAGCTATCTGATACTTACCACCATACTGTGATAGTAATGGCGCCATGTAAGTGTTTAATTCTTCGTCTGTATATGCACCGCCCATTTGTTTATTCATCAAACGTCCCATGTCATAGACAGCTTGTGGATCAGTATTTAAATTCTTTTGTGCTTCTGTTTTATCTTTGCCCATCATCAAACCAAGTAGTCCTGCTCCGGTTCCATAAGTAGCTAGACCTTTTTTAGTAAGAGGGTTTTTTAAACCATACATTATACCTTTACCTAAAGTGCCCTTACCTAGCGCAAGTTTACCACCTGCTCCAAGTAAACCTTTAGTTGCGGCGGCGGCTCCTCCACCCATTGCTTGCGCCATCATACCAGAACCCATTAAACTACCAGGAGCTGCTGCTGCAGATGCTCCTTTAGCTGCTGTTCCTAATAATTTTGCTTTACCTGCTCCAGCGATACCACCTAGCCCACCAGTCGCTGCCATCAAAGCGATAGGCAGAAGTATTTCTGGCTTAGCTATTTTCTTTACTGCTTTTTTTAATGAACCCATTACAGATGATACTCTCTAGTTGTAAGCTTGACGTGACTACGTATTAAACCGTTAGGTGCTAACCTCAACCATTGGACTGGTTTACCAATGCCTAATAGATGTGTGAAGAAAGTTCTGTAGTATAGCATAGCCTCGTTATGTTTCCTTTTAAAGATAGAATCAATGACCCATAGATTTTCTCCACTTTGCCAATCATTGAAACCAATCTCTCTAGTTTCTAAAAATCTTTGCTCGGCTTCTTTACTCAAGAATGCCCAGTTTCTATAACCATATACTCCGTCTTCGTCTTTGTGGACTTTACATTGTCCTAACATTAATGATGGGTATATGTGGTAAAATATTTCTTTGACTTTATTGTTTTGCCATATCGGATAGTCATCTTTGTACAAATCGATAACGTCTAGTATGTCATTTATGTCATCCATATTTTACGCAAGGTGGTTAAACTTGTTAGCCTAGTCTCCTGACTCAGCTCCTATTGGCGGCATTTCTAAAACACGTACCGTTATGTCTTTGACAAGGACCTCGGACCAGGGGCTGTTGCAGCCCGAACAGTTACCGATTGCTTGTTCCTCTGAATCTACCTCATTCTCGCAATTTTTGCAATAAATTCTCTGATAAACTTCAGGTTGTATTACAGGTATTTCTTGACCATTTATAGTTGTATATGATATAGGCTTACCCTCTTTAATCAACTTCATTATGTAATCTCTAATACTGATAATAGTACATGTAGTCTGTTAGCTGTTGCTGCTGTAGCTTTTATTATGTCACCTTCGTTAGCTACTAACGGCACAGTCAATACTTCTATAGCTATGTTAGCTGCAACTGCTTTTACTGTTTCAACAGCAAATACAGCAGAACCTCTAGTCACGGTCAACGTTACAGTATCATCGCTCCCCGAGTCGTTGGCCACGCGTATTGATTTTATAATAGCTGTAGTTGACTCTGTAGCAGGCACAGTTGTGTCGTCTGTTGTTGGCACAGTGTATATTGTGGTTGCGTCTGTTGTTGTTAGGTCAACAGGTTTTAATAAAAATGTATCAGCCAATGTACCAACTCCTTGCTAGTGTTTCGTCTTTTGTTTGTTGTTCATAACTAAAATTTAATTGTGTTACAATTTGTTCTAGCTCACGAATTAATGTGTCAAACTGTGATCGCTCGTATTCTGTTGTTGCTTGTGGTAGTCTACCTACTATTATCTTAGCCATTATCGACCTCCATCTGGTTTTACATCTAATCGCAATGTACCAAATCTCCATTTATCATTAACAGCACTACTAGATATCACCATATTTGCTTGTCGACCACGACCACGTGTGTCAATTTTTGTAGTCGTAGGGGTTACAGTAGAAGCGTTAATTCTAACATTAGAATAGTTGGTAACTTTTCTATTACTAGCATGACCAACAGCTGACGTTCCATTTGTGCCTCTAGTTATAGTGCCACCTAGTTCATTTGTTGTTTTGTTATTGTCTGTATATGTAATTAATTCTGTACCAATTAACACAGTTCCTGATGTTGGAAATTCATTTGAGTCTTTTAATTCTATGACAGAACCTGTTGGTGAAGTAGAAGCTAATGTTGCCGACAACGCTGTTGTAGTTGTAGTTTGTGAGTAGTCTTTAAAACTTAACAATACATCTGCACTGCCTTTTTGTTCTTTAAAGTCAGGTATAAATCTACTAATAGACAACATGTCTTCTCCGTCTTGTATATCAAAATCACCTGATTGTAAGAAACATTCAATAGGGTTAACGTCATCATTGTTGCCATCTTCATGAGAATAAATAAGAGACGCACCATCTGTTAAACCAAGAACAGTAGGCACTGTACCTAAAGATGTAGGCTCATACTCTGTAGCATAAGGAACTTGATACACACCTCTGTCTAACCATGTTGTACGAGCTAATGAATTTGTATACCAAAGGTTTTCTAAATAATTAAATGTAACACAACGATCAATAAAATTAGATTGTTCACTAGCATAGAACCATGTTATTTCGTTAAAGTCTGTGTTTAATCCAACATATACTAATTGTTGTTGCGTAATACTAAAGTCATCAAACACATAATCTTGTACTGTACACGGTAATTTTTTAACAGCACCATCAAACATATAGAAAGCCTGTTGACTCATCCAGAATGTCGTACCATTAACATCAACCGCACAATGCGCGGACACCGCTCCACAGTTAGCTGCAATTTGGTTAAGACCAAATATAAAAGGTGGACCTACAAACTGCAATGAATGCATGGATGTATCTGTCCATATTAAAATAGAACCCCTAGATCTTACAGTTGTCATTATCTTAGAACCATCTTGTATTCTAAATGATCCGGCTGTGTTTATGCTAGAAGGAGCCCATGTTGTAAAATCTTCTTGTGATGAAAATCTAAGAAATAAATCATCTTGTGATGTTGTGCTACCAGGAGTTGTTTCTGTACCCATTAAAATTAAATGTCTATCAGGTGTAGATAATATTAAATGCCTGGATGCTGTTGGTGCATTGCCACTAGCAACTGCAGCTCTAGTTGTTTGACCTGCAGATTTATCCCAACGATATAAAGAACTGTTACTAGCAAGTGCCAGTAAGTCTTCACCAAAGTTTTCAAACACCCAATACCTAGAATCAATTGTTGTAGCTGATGTAGTAGATGGTTTGTTCCAACCTACATAGTTTGTAGCTGAGTTTGATGCGTCTAATATAATCGTAACTACTGCATTATCTAAGTGTGTTGTTGCAGCATGACTACCAGTAGCACCGGTTACTTGTAATGCAGTTGTAGCTATACCTTTAATACCACGAGTTACAGTTAATACGTGTGTAGATACATTTGTAACTTTCAT